AATTGCTTTCAGAGAAGGATCTTCGTACTTTTTGAGAACTTCTACTTTCTTTGCCTTTGTTCTTTGCTTGGATGCAAGATCGAGAACTTCAAATGCAAATGGGTTTCTTGCCAATTCAGGAATCGGAGATGGTTTTGTTGCTTTTACTCTTGTTGTAGCCATAATTTAAAAAAACAATTAATAACGATTTTGATTATTTAGAATTATATTATTCGTCCTCTTCCTCCATGTCATCATCAAAGAATCCCTCTTCGAAACGAACAGCAAGAACCTCATCAGGAATTACATTACCATCACCATCAAAAAACTCTGGATGAAGATTTGGTCTGTCCTGATAGTTCATCATATATTCCCTTGCAATCCAACCTGCTACAACTCCTACTACTAGAAACAGAACGGTTAAAAAAGAACCAAATACTAAACTAGCTGCTAACATTTTTTTTGCCTCGGGAAACTACTTTTCTTTTCCTAGAACTAAAGGAAAATTCAAAATAGATGGTTACTTCCCGATTGAGAAAGCAAACCATCTTTTCAAAGATGATATGAAACGGTTGAGTCTGCTTTCTTTTGCCTCCATTAAGAATAACTTCAATACCACGGTTGAAGTGGTCTTCTTGTTTATTTATGTTGGATTCACGCGATTTGCTTTGCTTTGAGGAATTTGATTGTGTCAACTGATCCTCCTATTTTTTCATCATCACAAAGAACTTGTGGGAAGGTCGATCCCTCTCCAAATTTAGCATAAAAATCTTCTCTTGTGAAGTCTTGACCGAGTTTATAGGTCACAAACTTGCTTCCAGTCAATTCTAATACTTGTTTGACCTTATAGCAGTATGGGCAGTTGTCTTTTGAGTATACTGTGAAATTCATAAGTATTATAAGATTTATAATAATTTATATAAGAAAAAGGGAGGGGTTTAATCCTCCTTTATTATAGCACAATAGAAATTAAAATTTTATCAAGACCGAAAAATCATCAAGCAGCAACATCAAGTTTTGCTGTTGGATTTGTGGTTCCTATACCGACTTTCTCATCTTTGAGAACAAAATCATCAGTAAATCTTATGCGATTATTCGCCATTTTTTTATATATTCCTTATGAGACTATTTAGATTATTTTCCTGTCTTATATTAAAACTTTATGGAGTTCCAGAACCATTAGCAATATCTATAACTTCTTCTACAGAAGTTCCAGAACCATCAGCAATATCTATAACTTCTTCTGGTTGATTAAAAGACCAAAGGCCAAGTAATATCAAAAGGATTTGTTTGAGTATCTGGAAGGTCTCTTAATGATTGACGATAAGATTTCCAATCTTCAATATTCGGTAAATCAAACTCATAATCTTTAATTTGAGTCCAATCACTATCTTTGAGAAGTTTGTTTCTTTCTGCTCTTATTTTATTCCATTGCTCTTCAAGTTCTTGCGAGTTATAAAGTCTTATAAGAAACTCTGTTCCGGTCCATTCAATCGTTTCTATTTTGGGATCGTGAGTTGGAATGGTGAATGGTCCAATGTATCCTGCTCTTTGAAGTTCTTCTTGGGTGAATGTTGAAGAATCTGTGCGTGTGAATCCATCAGGAAACTTGATGCGATTTGGTATTGGTTGTGGGTATTGGTTTTTATGAGAGTAGAGGTTCATTTTAGATCTCTGTATTAATATCATTAATTAAATTAATAACTCTAGTTCTTAATAATGTAAGATCTAAATATTCTCCAATACTATAAAAAGATATTCTTCCTAATGCTGCACTAGATAAAACAGTTATGTTATTTGAATTTTGAGCAACGGATGCTGCTGTGTAAGTTGATACACTTCCTCCTGTCGAGGATGTAGTTACAAAAGATTGAAAATTTGATGAATTATTTCTTGCTACTCCACGAAAATGATTGCTCGTAGTACCACTCCCAGTGTTATTTGCAGTCGTTGCACTATTACATGCGTGATAGTAACAAGCAGAACCACATCCATAAAAATTATTTCCCGTTTGACTCATATATCCTCCTACATAAGAAGAACCACTTCCAGATGTAAAACCACGAGAAACAAAAATAGCTACATGTTTATCATTTTGTGGATCTGCATTATTTGCTCTATTTGTATTAATAGAACCTCCAGATCCAGAAATTCCTATGTCTCTTTCGTAATATTCTTGTGTTGAATATGTTTTGGATGGAGCAGTACCTTTTAGTGGTATTAATGCACTTTGCACCTTTCTTGCACCAGCAAGAATACAACATGACTTTATTGCATCCCATATCCCATCAGATTTACAACCAACAACAAAATTATTTACTGCGATCAAAACTCCGGTTTCCAAAGGTATTCCATCAGATTCCTCTACGGCCAATAAATATGCCTTAGCATCTGGGTCTAATGATATATTTGGCCATTTTAAATTTCTTCTTGAATTTATTTGATTATCTAAAGACCATATTCCAGAAGAAATTAAAAAATTAGGTGTATTAGTAGTTCCAATCCTTCCACCATTACCTCCAAGCATTATGAAATCTCCTCGTAACCAATAGTAATGTGAATATCATCTGCAGCACTTGCTTGTGCTCTTATTCCTACATTTTCTTCAAGATAAAAATAAGTATCTTTAGAACATAAGACTTGTGTGGAATCCGCAGGAACTGTAATAGTTTTTGCGAGATAAAAATCAGTTCCGTTTCTTAAAACACTTACACTGATATCAGCATTACTGACTCCATCCACATTCGCAGCAAAGATAGAATTAATTTTTAATACTTTATTACTTCCTGATGCATTGGTAAGAATTCCAGTAACTGCAGTTGTCCCTAGACCTACAACTGTGGTAATACCGATAATAGAAGTTGGATTTTTTAAATTAGGTGCCGCCATTTTAGAATATCATCCCCATCATTATTGGACTTATATCTGCTGTTATATTTATCGTTGCTATTCCTACACTTGAGGTTGCTGTTGAAATTCCTGTTCCAGTAAAATCTAATGTAGTAATAGTAGTTCCAATTGAAACCCCATTATAACTAACTCCAATACCAGAAATTAGAGTTCCAGTAGATGCCGTTACAACACCTGATACATTTACATCACCATCAACATCAAGTTTTGCCGTTGGATTTGTAAGTCCAATTCCAACATATTCTGTTGTTCCATAAGGTGCTAACTGAATCGTTCCATCGGCATTTACATCAATACTTGGAATACCTGATACATCATTGACTGAGAAGATACTTCCAGAAGTCAGGTTGTTAGTAATAGAGAATAACTGACCTGCCGAACCCTCAAAAGATAGAGTTCCTAAATCATCATAGGGAACAATATCAACTGTAGTTCCTATTGATACTGTACCAGCAATATTAACATTATTAGAAAAGGTAGAAATTCCCGATACAGTAAGTGTGGTTATGGAACCAATACCACCAATCACATTAGTTGCTACGCCAGCATTAACGGAATAAGTTGCTGTATCTGCATTACCTGTTAAATCCCCAACAAATCCTCCAGTGGAAGTCGTGACCCCAGTTACATTAAGATTATTAGAAATATCTACAGAAGCATTAATATCAAGATCAGAAGCAAAGGTGGATACTCCGGAGACATTAAGGTCATCAAGTTCAGTATGACCATCGACATCAATAGAGGCATCAATATCAACATTAGAAGCAAATGTAGAAATACCTGAGACATTAAGATCATCTAACTCAGTATGACCATCAACGTCTACAGAAGCATTAATATCAAGGTCAGAAGCAAAGGTGGATACTCCTAATACGTTAAGATCATTAGAAATATCTACAGAAGCATTGATGTCAATATCTGATGCAAAAGTTGCTACACCAACTACATTAAGAGTTTCTGAAATATTAGTTGCATCTAACTCGGTAAATCCGTCTACGTCTAAATCGCCATTAGCATCGATAGCACCAGCGAAAGTAGATACTCCAGAGACATTTAAGTCATCAAGTTCAGTATGTCCATCAACATCTAAATCACCATTGGCATCAATAGCACCAGCGAAGGTGGATACTCCTGATACATTTAAGTCATCTAATTCAGTATGTCCATCAACGTCGATAGAGGCATTGATATCAACATCGGAAGATAATGTAGTTACACCAGTTACTGCAAGTCCACCACCAACATTTAACTGATTGGTAATCGTTACATTACTAGGAAGTCCAATGGTAACACTCTGTCCT